TGTCTGCTGTAGACACGATCGTGACGGTGCTTCCAGACCATGTGCATGTTTTGGAAAAGCCTAAACCAGACGGCTTTGTTGCCTGAATCTTTACTGTTGCCCCAGTCGGGATTTCATAATCACCATTTTCATCCTGAAGCGTAATTGTCAGAGTCCTGCCAACATCATACTGGCTGCAGACGAAGTTTCCCGCTTGCGTGTACGGTGTCATTGATAAGTTCATGTTCTGCAATTTTTAATCCTCCTATTTAATAAAGCTACAATTAAACATTGCCTGCGCTATTGTGCCGGAGTAAACCCAGACCATGACTGCCCCGCTTGTCTCTATTCGATACATCAAAGGAGCATTGCCAGCAGTGCTTGAAGCATTGTTGACTCCCATGCCGTTAATTCTGTCAACCGGTCTGTATCCTTCCGGAAGTGTGCCGACCGTTGTCCACTGCCCAGCTGTATAAGATGCTGATGTTCCGTTAAACCATACAAAGACCATTCCGGCTATACGCCTTGCGTTCAGGACACCATACGTGCCGGAGCTGGACGTGGAATCTACCGCAAGCGGATTGGTTGAATCCCTTCCGCTCGTGATCCCCATTGCTTCAGACAGTGATGTGGACAGGCTTCCAAGCTCGAAGTCCGTAAACCGCTCTGCCAGCACATCAAACGTGGTTTTGACAATCTTGAAATACCCCGTCATGTTGTAGCGTGGGAAGACCACTCGGATCTGATCACAAAGCTTGCACTCCATAAGCTGTTCAACATCGGAAAGCTCGTTTCCCTTCAGGTTGACGAAATCCACCGTGATTGACTGCTTCGGAATGTTGACATCCTTCGACTGCATCTGGGACAGCGCAAACGCCTGAAGCTGTGTTTTTGTTGGTTTCTCAGAGAACTTGTCGGTCAGGTCGAGTGGGACGCAAATCTCCCTGTCTGCGTAGGAATCAAAGCCAGAATCGACCTTATCTCCAATAACAATGACTTCACCGCTGTCGCTGTCGTTGCCCTTCCAGAACGGAATTGCTGATGTGTATGTTCCGAAATAATCAACATCCTCGTTGTAATCGGTCAGGTTCAGACCATATCTGATGGTTATGTCCCGAATGACTCCACGTTGCTTCCAGAGATTAACCGTCCATTTATCCCATTCATATTCGCCACCATAGCTGTCCAGAATCGACCCTTCCACACCACCAAGCATCTGCCGGACTGAACGCGGGATGCCGTCTGCTGCAGCCATATATGCGGAACTGGTAATGTCGGTTTCATACGTGAATGGATTTGACGGACTGGCATTCTTCAGCATTGCAAGCGCATTCGCCAGACTGCTGATGTTCGTACCGACCGCAACCATTTCCGTCTGACGATAGCTGATATGCACCGCATGGAAACTCACAATGCCGTTTATCGGTCTGGAATAGCTCACGATGTCAAATGGCTGAAGGTCATTGGAATCCTCATGAATAACTCCGATAATCCGACCGCACTCAATCTGGTCGTAATATGCCCCGTCAACTGGATACTCAAAATCGCACTCATAAATGCCATTTCTTTCTTCCGTCACCACGCACGACAGGCAGTCAGGCAGCCTGCAGATACCATTCGTTGAAAAGCTCGTTTCGGTTGATTCGTAAAGAATAGGTATCATATTTTCCACCACCTTGGGACAACACTGCATGTCTGGATTCCACCGAAGAACGATATGCCATTCTCCCCAGGCTTCAGCACTGGGAAGCCCGCCCCAACGCTGATCTGCTGGTTGATAGATATCCGATTGCCGTCATTGTCATATGTATACGCATCGCAAGATTCGGAATCGAAATAAACCTCGTTTTCAAACGCTGACACCGATGAATCCACAATAAAAGACGGAACCGACTCCAGAGCGTATGCAATACTTGTCGCATCGCTCGGAACAGTTCCGCTTGCGTTTATTGTTATTGATTTATTTCCACCATAGACCACGCTTCCACTGAATGTCAGCGAGTCTTCTATGACTCCGCTTCCTGGGTCTGTCTCGTACTGTATTCTCGTTGAGAATATAAACGAGACTGTTTTGCTCGTGCCAGCCGTGAATTTCAAAACATTCTTCGGGATCGCAAGCACAAATGTGATAATCTGATTTGTTCTGTCTATCGTTGCGCTCTTGGTGGAAATATTGGTTCCAAAATCATAATTGTAATCATCAAGTCCAGGATACGTTGCACTAAACTTAATCTGGATATCAGCCGAAGCCCTGACCGCATCACCCGTGTGGTAATGGTCTTCCGTCCACTCGCTTGTAGCAGATGATGACCAGCTTCCAGATGACTTGCTCGTTCGTGCTGTCGGTTTGGTATTGTCCAGCTCAATGTCTCCGATTTTATCTGGCTGGAATATGATTGGCCGTTCATTCACATACACAGCACCGTCATTGTCTGCCGTGATAATGATCAGCGGATTCGCATCGAAGAATGTCTGATTCATCAGCTTCTGCCCCGATGTGATCGGAATCGGTGTTTCACCTGATACCAGATAGCGTTGGGGCTTGCAGTCAAACTCAATCTCGACCGCCCCCAGCAGATCATACTCAGTCGGGTCCGTTTCAATAACATTCCGACAAACGGCCAGACGATACTCGTCCGGATTGTGCGTATCGAATAACCGCTTATACCTGCTCTTTGATAACAACATGTTCCGGAACTCGGAGATGTCCTTCGTCAGATTCCCGCCCGTCTTTTCGTAATAGCACGGATATTTGACCGTGACATTCTTGAAGCGGTTGTTGTCGATCATGACATCACCATTCCGTCCCGGAACTTCATATACTTCATAATCCTTTTCGGGAGAGTTATATGCATTCTCCCCAGACGCAAAGAAGCCGAAGTCGGCACTGCTCTCTCCGTCAAATACGAAGTAATCTTTTAACTTTAAGCCCATGCGTTCCTCCTGTTCTTTTCATCCCTGATCAGGATCCTCTGCACTTCATTCGCAATGTCTCTCGGATCCATGCCAGGCGTTGCGTAGATGTTGAAGTTGTATGTGGATTCATTTGAAACATTGCTTCCGGACACCGCCTTTGAAATGTCTCTCATCAAAGCACTTCGACCATATAAGATTTCATCGCCGGCTTCGCCAGCACCAAACAGTGTTGCATTGCTGAACATGTACGGCTGATTCATGGCTTTTGCATTCCATTCAAATCCTGTCGGGATGGTAACAGTTTTGCCAAGAATTGTTTTCTCCGTAGTCTTCAGGCTGATGCTCGGAAGGTTGTCTAGCCACTTACCAATGCTGATCGGGAAGAAGCCTTTGATTTTCTCAACGATTCCACTAATAGTTTCTTTCGCAGTCTCAATCGGTTCAGTAATTGCACTCTTAATACTTTCCCACATAGATTCGGCTGTTGACTTGACACTGTTCCATGCATCTGAAAGTGTTTGCTTTACGCTATCTACAATACTTGTTAATTTGTCCCAAGCATTCTGTATTGGAGTGATAATTTTTGATTTGATCGCTTCCCATACTGTTGAAGCTGTGTTTTTGATCCCGTTCCAGGCATTAGACAGGAAAGTCTTGATTGCGTTCCAGACTGTTTTGATGATGTTCCAAACAAGTTGAACAGGAGCAGTTATAACCGTTTTGATGACATTCCATAAAGTTTGCGCCACAACCTTGATGCCATTCCATAAAGTTTGCAGGAAAATTTTAATGCCATTCCAAATCGCCATAATAAGATTCTTAACTGCATTGATTGGCACCATGATCGCTGTCTTAATACCTTCCCAGGCTGCGACCGCTGCGTCCGTAATAACGCCCCACAGAAGCGACAATAATTTCAGAATCGCTTGTGGAATCAACAATGCAAGCTGTCCCAACTTCTGAAGCAGAAATAGCCCCAATTTGCCAAGAAGCATTCCGATAACCGTGAGGATCTTCGGAAGCGACTGCAAAAGCAAAAGAGCAAGCTTGCCCAAAATGATTCCGATAGCTTTCATTATTTCGGGGAAATGATCTTGAAGTGCCTGACCTATTTTGCTCATGATTCCCTGTCCGGCTTCGCCTGTCGCTGTTGCGTCCCATTCGGAAACCTTATCGATCGCATTTGACAGCGCTTCGCTGATTTTCTCAAACAGAATCGGTGCGTTATCAACAATGCCCTGACCGATTGATTTAAGGAACTCCAGAGCGGACTCAGCCAGATCCGGACCGCTTTCCGTAATAAATGTTTTAATTGCTGACGGGAGTTGTTTGATGATGTTCCCAATTGCTGGGAAAAGGTTCTCAAACAAAAACGTGCTTGTTGATGATATGAGCGCATTCAATGACGGCCCGATATCTTCACCAAGCGCAAGATTCCCAAGAAAGTCCTTGCCCGCTGCCTTCATGGATGCGAAGGACCCTGAAAGCGTTTTGGATGCTTCTTCTGCTGTTGTACCTGTGACACCAAGATCTTCCTGGATTACATGGATGGCCTGATATACATCATCCAGATTGCTGATATCATAATGGACTCCGGAAATCTTTTCAGCATCAGCCAAAAGACGTTCCATCTCTGTTTTTGTGCCACCATAACCAAGCTTTAAGTTGTCGAGCATGGTATAGTTCTGTTTCGCAAAGCCCTGATAAGCATCCGTGATCCGGTCCATATCTGTTCCGAACTTGTTGGCATTGTCAGACATATCAGTCAAGGCCATGTCGGCAGATTTGGCAGCAGCTTCAGTGTCTCCACCCAATGACTGTAAAAGAGAAGCAGAAAAGCTTGTTACATTCTCCATATATTCATTGGCAGACATGCCCGCTGTTCTATATGCCTGAGATGCGTTTTTGATAACGATATCGGCATTTTCTTTGAACAGCGTTTCTACACCGCCAAGAGACTGCTCAAGTGCTGCGCCCTCTTTCACTGCTGCGGAAATACCTTTGACAATTGTGGCACCAATTCCGGCCGCCGCAACAACACCGGCCAGCTTGCGGACTAGACCACCGCCAATCGCTTGCCCGGCTTTCTCGCCTGTACCGGCTCCGCCTAGCTCTTGCTCTATCTTGCCTGAGATGCCTTTAGCTGAAGGAACTATCTGCACATAAGCTTTTCCAAGATCAGCCATAATTATCTCCTTTGGTTCTTCTTTCCCACTCTGCACGGAAATCATCACCAGACGCAAAGCCAACTGCCTGCTGATTCTTTTCGACACCTTTTTGCATGAGATCTGTGAGCAGTTTCATGTCTCTCTTCTTGGATCCGCTCAAATTCCTTGCAATGATCATCAGATAGTCTGCGATCTGTGGGAAAATCATTTCAGGCGGGATATAGGTAAGGCCCGCCATCTTCATTTTGATTCTTGAACTATCCCTTAAACCGGATGCCAGCACCGCCAGCGTTTCCACCGGCAGTGCCTTATAATCCAGAATGTGATATGTTTCAGCCATGTCACAAACAAACAAGTTTTCGTCAATGGCAAGCATCTCGGCAAGGGCAATCAGTTTTTTGTTTCGTCATCCTCTCCAAGTTTTTCAAAGATCTCCGCAATTTCCTGAGTCAGATCCTCGACAGGCACCATTCCATCCTCATTCCTGAGATGCTCATATAATGCCTTTTTCTGTTCCTTGCCCAGTGCCATCTCCATTAATGCAAAAGACTGCATACTGTTGCCGTTCTGGACATCTGCGAACAGTTCCAGAAACTCCGCATTGTGAATCATTGCGGGATTTACTTCATACTTGAATCCGCTTGACGTTTTTCCTTTAACCAGTTTCTTTGCCATTGTCTTCTCCTTTGTTTATCTGCTTATTAAGCTGATTTAATGTATTCCTTGTGGGTATCGTTTCCGAAGGAAGTATCGCCAGGCATTGCAGTCAGTGTGCATTCATAGCCGACCGCTTCATCATCTTTGTAGACGATCTCGCCAAGCTCAGAAATCTTGCCGTTCGGGACAACAACTCTCTTTAATACGCCACCAGTCATGATCATGTCGAAGATCCATACACTTGCCGGTACTTCTGTAGCGTTTGCACGAACAGTGATTCCTGTTGAAAGTGTTCCGGTTACATTGTCATCACCATAAACAGCTTTAAGAACATTGACATCCAAAACTTCCAGAAGTGTGAAGCTGAATGTGTCTTCTTTTTCTGTTACAAGTGTCAAGACAGTATCACCGCCCCACGCTTTGATGGTGTCGGATTCAGGACTGTTCTCATTGGTCAGGCCGTCTTCCGAAACATAACCAAGGCATTTGTAGGCTTCTGCTAAGGCTGTTGTAGCGTCCGTCGGGAGAGTTGTGCCAGCCGGTGCATTATAAATAGCACCACCGACTTTTGGTTTTCCTACGGAAACATTCGCTGTATTTGCCATATTGTTTCCTCCTAAACAAAGTAAATGTCATACACGCACTGATACCGGTATCGTTTGGTGCGTGTGTCAGTAAAGTTATAATTTGACGCAAGTCTTATCCCGCCAATCTCATCAAGAGCAACAATGTCATCCATCAGGCTTCTAACCTGTTCGTCTAACAATGCTGCTTCGTAAAGGCTGTCTGCATATGACTGGAAAGCAAGAGATACCACATTCACGTGGTTTGTCCTAGATGTGGCAATCCGCTCGATCACGACCAGTTTCTCCGGAAAAGTCGGATAATCTTCGGAAGGGACTTCCGGCAACTCCATCAATACTGGAGCGTCAAGGTTTTCATTCAAATAATTCAAAACTGTTACATCAATCATGAGCGGATCACCTTCTCTAACGTGTTGTTTTCCAGATTGTCAAAGGCAGCTTCTTTTGTTGCCGGATATACGTTTGCATATGCACGTTTCTGTCCGGTGTGAACAGATGACGCATAGCCTTCTCCGGCTGCGTTCGCTTTTTTCGCAGCGTTCTGTGACAGGATGCTCTGCATAGCACTGCTTTTCAGCAATTCCTTAACACCAGCACTGTTCAATTTGAACTTGACGCTTTTGCTACTCATAGCGCTCCACCTTTACCTTTTTGTTCCAAGACAACGGGATATTTGCTTCTATTCCTTGGGTCGGGCTTCCGATTGTGCGGAATTTCTCATTAAAAAAACGAACCTCTCGGTCCGTCCATGTGTGCGTATCGCCTTTAGGGATCGCAAGCGTATATGCCAGGTGTTTACCGGTAAGATTCAACGTGTCTGTGATATCTTCCGAAGATGGTTCGCCAACGAGAACATTGTCTACATCGACTGCCACCATTGAATAGATTGGCTTCCCAAATCCATCAACACCTGTCTTTTGCTTTTCCATCAGCTGAATTGTTATCCCTCTGATTTTTCCCATAATTCAATCACTCCGTACTGCTGTCTTCGTAAGCCAAGACGCTTTAGGTCATTCCGCATAATAGCGTTTGAAATACCACCACCAGGAATGGCATATGTACCGCTCCACGAATAACCAAGTGCGCTCTGTGACTCCTGAGACAACGGTTCCCCGTCCATTGACTGACGCAGTGCACGACTGACAATATCAACCGTCACCATTTTGACAACACTTGAATAAGCGTCTGTCTCATCTGCATCTATCATTTCGTCGAGGTCTTTCCCAACCTTCACTGCTTCATATCTCAGCGCATTACTAACCAAAGGCAGGAGCGCCGTGATACGTTCCTGCTCTTCGGATGTATATGTCTTGCCCGTGAGCATGATCACATCTTGTAACGATGCGAAAGAACTCACTTTTTAGCCGTTTTCTTTTTTGGTGCAGGGGATGCTTCAGCTTTCTTTTTTGGCTCAACCGGCATCCAGTTTCCACCTAATTCTGCCTTCACATCAATCACGGCCCCCGTCTTTACGTTACGGTACTTCATTACGCTTTAACACGAGCGAACGAATCAGCATCAAGGATGCCCCAGCCGATGAACGCTTCTGCTCTCAGAACAACCTCATTGGTTCTCTTCAGGTCGCCAAGTCCGTCCGGATCACCATACTCGATAACCTCAAGCGGAATGTTCTTTGCATAGCCCCAACGGAAAGCGTTCTGGAAATCACCAACAATAACATGGTCGGTCTGGGAACCGGTAGCTGCACCAGTTACGGAAACAGTGCTGTTCACATCAGACCCCATTCCATAGAATGCGTCCGGATTGCTTCCGAAACGATATTCCGGATACTGAGCCACACCATTAACTTTAATTGCTGCCAGCGCAGATCCTGCTGCCGGAGACATTGCAATACCATTAACAACACCACCGTCAGCAATAACCATCTGGACTGCTGCGTCAATATTGTCGTCAACTGTTGCTGCTGCATAAGTAACTGTATTACCTGTTACCAGACCGTCAAAGCTGTTTGTAGCCTTGAAGGAAGCGTCAGCCAGATCAGCCGGATTGATACCATGCATTGCTGCGATATCAAGACCACGAGCGATCTTCTTAGCAAAGCCATCTGCAAAAGTCTGAAGATAGTTCAGTTTGGATTCTGCATTATAAATAAATTCGTTAGATACACGATGCTGATATACGAATTTGATCGGGCGGATAGTCTTCGGTGTAACTGCTGCGTCACCTGCCGGTTTGTTATCGCCTTCACCAACGATAGAAGCTTCACCGCCTGCAGAGAAAACAAAAACAGTCTCGCCATTGAATGCGATCGGTTTCTGTGCGGAGAGCTTAGCCAGTGCGGAATGGCCGTTTACTTTGTTAAACATTTCATTAACTAATTTTGTAGGGAAGTTTGTTCCCGCCTGTGTTCTTGTACCCATTAAAGATACCTCCTATTCATTGAAAGATAATTCCGATGCAAGCTTGTTCCACATTGCATCCTTTGAATTTGTCACAACAGGTTCACTTGAACCAATCGGTGCAACCGGCTTCTGCTGACCGATAAGCTTTGCCATTGTTTCAGCGTCTGCCCGAATCTCATCTTCATTGGATCCGGACAACCGTGATGCCATCTGATATGGAAGACCCATCTCAAGCGCAACTTTCGTTTTTAGCGAGGACGACTCGTAGTTTTGCACCTGTGCCTTCAGATCATCAACAATGCTCTGGTTCCCGTTGATCGTTTCCGTCTGCTTCTGAAGCTGTTCCTGAAGCTGTGAGATCTGCGTCACATAATCCGCATTCTGTGTCTTCAAGGTTTCGTAATCTGCATACTTTTCTGCAGCCTTCGCTTCAGCTCTACGAATACGATCTCCAATCACCTTGTCCAACTGTTCCTGTGTTTCGATTACTGTAAAATCACTCATTACTGTTTCCTTTCTCGTTTAACCGGCGGCCCGTAATTTATGCACTAAAAAAGCACCCTCATCGGATGCCTTTAGTACGCTACTTTTTGTATTCTCTTCTCCTTAGTTTCGCCACATATCCAACGCGCCAACACAATGCTGTCCAGAATGGAAATATCAGCACCTTCCAGAATGGATTGATATCCAAACCCGCCACCGGATCCAATCGCTCTTTTCTCGCAATTGCTCACGATCTGCGTGACCGCTGACTGTTCCATGTGGATCAGTGTGCCTTGTGCAAGCGCTTGCTCAAATTCAGCATTTGCTTTTATGACCTGTGCCACGCTCGGAATCTCTGGTTTCCCAAGCTTTGCCTTTTTCATGGCATCTTCCAGAAGTCCTGTGCCGTTCTTGCCATCAACAGCAACCTTGCGGATGTCTGCTTTGTCAACAAAATCAATTATCCAGGCAACTCCGGCTTTTATCGGTCTGCAACCGTATGCTTCCACAAAGACCTTGTCATCTGTTGTTTTCACTGCTATGGACAATGACACGTTGTTTCCGTCATGCCCGAACTTTACACCGGCAAATAATTGGCCAGTAAGTTTCGGCAATTCCTCAACGCTTAATGCTTCCCACTCATTTCTGGAAATGGCGCTTTTCTGGTTGTACTTCAACCAAAGCCCTAAACGCTGGATGTTGAAGTCGGTCACATCGTCACCAATTTCCGACCGAATCGTGCGCTCTTCCAATACTGTGCCTAAAGACGGATTTGTCTCATACCACAAATCTACATCATCACATGCCGACATCTCCGGAACTGACCACTCAGCCCATCCAGATTCATAAGAATCTCCAGACAGCACACGTTTGCGGAATTTCGGGAAGACTGTTCCAGCGCTGATCGCTGTTGGCGGTGTGCCAAGCATAATCGTTTGCGGGTTCAATGAATCGGTAACGACATACTTCAATGCTGTTTCCTGTTCTTGCGTGTATTCCTGTGCTTCATCAATGATCAGCAAGTCATATCCTTCACCAAGACCGCCTGTTGACGTTCTGGTCCGGAACTCAATCACGCCACCGCCTTCGCAGTATAAATGCTCTTTGCCAAACGCCCTGAATGACGATTCAACAACTATATCTGCCTTCTCACATAGCCTTCCAAGACGCTCCCAGACTGCATGCGATGTGCTTGCTCGGTGTGCGGTGTATAAGATGCGCTCTGCGTTCTTCAACCCCCACAAGCATCTTGCAAGAACCATCTCTGACTTGCCATTCCTTCGTGGGATGGAATACCCAAACTTCTGATGGACCCAATACCCATCAGCATTGACAGCCATGATGTCATACGTCAGCGCTTCCTGCCATTCCAGGACGCTTCGTTCTGTGCCATTGTATAATTCGACTGCTTCTGCACCTTTTGTGGCTTCATAAGGTAAAATTACGGACACCGTTGGGGATTGTCTCCCGATTCTGGTATCCATCTTTTTTCCTCCTGTGCGGAATAACGACTACTTGATGCAATAGCCCAAAAGCACCACCTCCTATATTTCGGCCCACATACCAGATAAACTGTTAAGTCTCTGGACGTTTCCCTTTTGCGTCATATATGTAATGGTGCAACCACATCCTGGGTGGCGCTCCCAAACACCATGTTCTTGTGCTTCGTTATATGTCCACGTTCCTTCACGCTGCAAGCACCACACACATGGATCCTTGCCCTTGTGCAGTCCCTTGTCATCATATTCACGGACAACCCTGATATCCAAGCCCATGTTCTGACGAGCCTGTGCATTCTTCCGGAGTGATTCGTCAACAATATGCTTGGAAAAGTTATCAATCCGAAGCCGAAGTGTTTCTTCTGTCGCTTTCAGGTCTGTGCCAGCTATGGATTCCGCAAGTCCTGTCGCACGTGACATATCAAAATCTGGTTTAACAGGTAAGATGCCGATATCCATTGCTTCATCAATGTGCTTCTGGACTTGCATTGCATATTCAGCCACATAATCATGGTTCTTCTGCAGTAATGGCGGCAGCACATCCAGAGCATCCTCAACAGAAATGGTGTCGTAAACCATCACAATCTGGTTCACAAAACAATCAGCAAGATTTTCTGCTGTCATCTCGGCCATTTTGTAAGATGTCTTCTGCGACAGCTTTCCACCTTCTTCCAGAAGCTTGTAGATCTCGCTGACTCTCGGATCTGAGCGCATTGCCTGCTCAAACTCTTCCAACAATGCTTGTTTTACTTCTGCAATTCCAGCCATAATCAAATACCTGTAAGATCACGAAGTTTGTCTTCCGAAATGTAATTCGGAATCGACTGATTAATCTTGATTGCTCCATCGCCAATGCTTGACATCATTGCAGCATCCGGCTCGAATATCTGTTCCCACTTCGGGATTGTGTTTGCAAGTTCTCTCCGGAGATATGGATAATTATCCCGGACACAGGAAGCAAGGTATCCTGCATTCAACAAACCAACACCAAATGTCTTCTGAGCCTTTCTGGCCGTCAATCTGAGCGTTTCATGGCTCGACTTGATTGCTTCTGCACTGGACGGGTTCTGGCTCGGAAATCCCAAATCGTCAAGCGTCAGACCAGTCTCTCCGGCAAACAGCCCAGCAAACATTTTTAGATGCTCCACATGCGGTGTCATGCTCTGCTGCTGGAACTGTCCAACAACCGGGTGATCACCATCTTCATCTTTGTCTATCCGAAGCATACTGGACATGGTTGCCCGCCATTTATCCATCTGTTCTGCATTCTCATCCATTCCAAGCACATACCGCTGTGGATAAGAATAGAACTCTGCTGAGATCTCCGAACGCTTAATAGTCCGGACGGCGCTTCCAACCAGATCCATGCACGCTCTGCTGATTCTGGAATGGCCAAATGGTCTTACTGCATCAGGCCTGTTGATGATCGGAACCAGAAGCGGATAAGGTGCTGCGTTCGGTACAACATTAACCAGTCTGCCATTCTGATAAATCATCGTGTTACCTGGAATGAAATAAGCTTCAATGATCGGATTGTCATTCTCATCAAACTCCAGAACAGCATAGCCTTCTTTCAGCATGTTGGTCTGTGGGTCAATGATGCCTGTTGCATGTCTTCCGTCAATCACTCTCATAACCGGAAATCCGTCTTTATCTGCTGCAATATAAATAAAGTCGCACGAGCTGATCAGTGCTCCAAGAATGGCAGAATCAATCAAAACATCTTTGTTGTTTGCATTGAAAATGTCGTTCATATTGTAGACATCATTCGCAAACTCTCTGAAGCTCAGTCGGTCAGCGATACTGTCAACCGCCTTCCCGCACCAACCAAGCACAGACATCCAATGACGCAGTCCGTCCGGAGTGCTGATGCCTAAATCTCTGGCATGATTCTTCATCTCATAAAACGTGTAACGCTTAATCACACGTGTCTTTTTCATCGTCAACCTGTCCTTCAGGTATTGCATTCCTTTGTATGTTTCCATCATGTGTACCTCAAATACGTCTTACCGTGTGTTT